GCCGAGCTGGTCCAGTGCGATGTCCTGGAGCCTGTTGGCTCGGGTTTCCGTCTCAAAGCCTACTGATTTCAATCCTGCCTCTGTCGGCAGGTCTAGGAGTATCTGACGTGAAGGTCAGCGCCAATCACCGCACGCAGCTTGCCAGCATCGCCCTGATGCAGGTGGAGCATCTTGCTCTTAACGCCATGGAAGCCGTGATGGTGCTGTCCTGGGTGCGTCTCGTCACATATCTGATCATGAACACGACTGACGGCGTCTTGGACGTGTCTTTCCCTGGTGCGCTGTCTGCGCTCGCCCGCACCAAGGTTTTCTGCGACGAAAACCTGATCGAAACCTATCTTGAAACCTACGCGAAAACCCAGCTGCTAACCTGGGACCGCGATGCGCAGACGATTGGTCTGCCGGCATCGCTCCAGCCATCACGCCGCGCGGTCGCATCCCGTGAGAACGGAAAAAAGGGCGGAAGGCCGCGCAAAAATGCTGCTGTAACTCCGCAGAACGATCCGCGACAGAGAACTGCCATCATGCCCATTTCAGGAGGAAAAGCCGTGCCTGCCGAAAACCCAGCCAAAACCCACCTCGCGGGTACGCGCGATAAGCTTAGCTTAGCTTCTAAATCTTCTTCAGAAGATAAGCTTAAGCTAGACGACCTGATGTCTCGCATAGGGCCGAAGGCATTCGATGCCGCAGGCTTCGATCCTGCCCGTGACATGCCGAACTGGGGCGTATCGCGAGTGTGGATCGCGGCTGCGCTGGCCAAGGGCATGACGGCCAATGATGCAGAGCGTCTGATCGTGGCTGTGGTGAAGGACGTTGCCGATCGGCAGCGGGCAAAGGGAAATCCGGCTTCGCACATGGGCTATTTCTCCAAGGCCGTGGAAGCCGCGATTGCAAAGGGTGATATCCCCGAAGCGCCGAAGACGGTCGAGGAGCGCAAGGCGGAACGTGCCTGGGAACAGGCCATGCAGGACTACACAGCTCGCGTCGCCAGTGGTGAGGATGGTTTGCGTCGTCCGGAACTGGCTGACTTCCTCGTGCAGGCTGCGGCATGAGGCGCAGGCATCGGATTGATCTGTCGCATGACGTTCCGAAACAGGTCGCAGAGTGGCTGGATGAAGCTGCGCGGACCTTGGCTGCCTTGCCCGCGCACGGGCTTCGGCCGTCTGGTGCGAAAGGCTTCTGGCCGGACATGGTGCCAGATGAAGAAGATCTGCAATGGGATCGGGAGAGCGATATCCGCCCTCCTCGACCGACGCCTGACGACGTATCGCGGATGGATCTCGTATTCGAGTGGCTGGCGTTCCTCGGCACTGGCAGCGAAAACCGGGAAGTACGTCTCGTGGTTCAGCTCCGCCTACGCGTGCATCCGATCTCTGGAAAGCATCTGCTGTCTTGGGAGAAAATCGGCGAAAAACTGCGCATATCGCGTAACACGGCAAAGAGCAGGTATCTGACGGCCTGCTGCATCATCGCAGAAAAATTGCGAACCGGACAATTTCCGCTTGACCGTTTTGACCAAATTGCGCAATTTCCACAACCATGATTGCGAGACGTGTACCCAAGCGGGTTCACGTCTTTTTTTGTGCTCGTTTTCTGGGGTTTCGCATGCCAATTCGAGCGCCAGTCTTCCGGCCTAGGTGGCACAAGGAAGAAGAGCAGAGGCGCAGGGAATTCGACGCCAAGCGCGGGTCAGCCCGCCAGCGCGGATACGATACTGCCTGGGAAAAGGTCAGGGCGCGTCATCTGGCCCTGCATCCGGCCTGCTGTGTTCCTGGCTGCCGGACACCGACCGACAGACTGAACGTCGACCACATCGAAAGTGTGAGGGAATCGCCTGAAAGGCGTCTGGACCCGACCAATCTGCGCACCTTGTGTCAGTCGCATCATTCGGCCCGAACGAGCCGGGATCATTCCTGGAACCGGAAGTCCTGAGAAAAATACGAAAAAACGGCAGTTTTCCGCCATTTTTTCGGGATCGGGATGATTTGGGGGATGGGGGTCTTCGATCCCTCCAGGGGCCGAGCACCTGGACCGCGCCATGGGCAAATTTTCACACCCGCGAAATTGAGGGAAAAAGTTACAGGATGGTTGGATGGCAGCCCTCCTGCGATTTCGCATGAGGAGGTCATCATGAAGGGCCGCAAGCCGAAACCTGCGCATCTGCGCGTCGTCTCAGGAAATGCCGGAAAGCGGGCGCTTCCGGAAGACGGGCTGCGTCTGAAGTCGGAAGCCGCGCCGCCGCCTGACTATCTCGATGAGGATGGCAAATCAGCATGGAGCAGGCTTGTCCCGGTGCTGGTCGAGCGCGGGATCTTTACTCTTCTGGATCATGATGCGCTTGCCCAGTATTGCGCCACCTATAGCCGCTGGCTGCGCGCTGAGCGTGCCTTGCAGGACGGTGAGGGTGACACCTACGAAACGCACGGGAGGCAGGGCACTATGAAGCGTGGCCGTCCTGAGCTGGCCATCATTGCCGAAAGCATCCGTCTGATGCGGACGGTCGGATCGGAGTTTGGTTTTTCGCCCGTGGCGCGCCTGCGGCTGAAGGACGTGACGCAGGGCGATATGTTCAGTCCCTTTTCCGAGTTTGGATAATGGCCGCAGCCTATCCTCACGTTGCGCTGGCGCGCCGGTATGTGCGCGATGTGTTATCCGGCAAGATCCTTGCGTGTCAGCATGTGGTCGCAGCCTGTATCCGGCAGGAGCAGGACTTAAAGGCCGAGAAGACCAAAGGGTTCGGATACCGCTTCGATAAGGATCGGGCGGAAAGGGTCTGCCGCTTCATTTCGCTGATGCCGCATATCAAGGGGCCGAAGGCACGGGCACGGGAGTTGATCGTGCTGGAGCCGTGGCAGGCGTTTATCCTGACCACGGCTTTCGGTTGGGTGGACAAGAAGACCGGCTTTAGGCGTTTCCGGCGCGTCTATATCGAGGTCCCGCGCGGGAACGCCAAGAGCACCCTGTCCTCGGGCGTAGGACTCTACATGCTCACGGCCGATGGAGAGGCGGGGCCGGAAGTTTATTCGGCAGCGACAACCCGCGATCAGGCCAAGATCGTTTTCGGCGATGCCCAGAAAATGATCGGCAAGCGCCCTGACATGGCTCGTAAGTTTGGTCTGGACTGTCAGGTCGCAGGCATCATCTGTGCGGCCAATGATGGGCAGTTCACGGCACTGTCGCGTGACGGCAAGACGCAGGACGGCCTGAATATTCATTTCGCCTGCCTTGACGAGGTTCATGCCCACAAGACCCGTGAAGTCTATGATGTGGTCGAAACGGGCGCAGGCAAGCGTGACCAGTCCATGATCTGGTCTATTACAACGGCAGGCTCCAACAGATCGGGGATCTGCTACGAGCTGCGCAGCTACATGGTCCGGGTGCTCAACATGGCGCTTGGCCGCTGGAAGGACTGTCCGTATGCCCTCAAGGGCGACACGGCCGAGGACGACCAGCTTTTCGGGTTGATTTACACGCTCGATGACGGAGATGACTGGACGGATCCAGAGATCTGGAAGAAAGCCAATCCGAACTGGGGCGTGTCCGTCATGCCCGATTATGTGGCGGGTCTGGCGAACAAGGCCATGCAGCTGGCCAGTGCCCAGAACAATTTCAAGACAAAGCATCTGGATCTCTGGGTAAACGCCAATCAGGCCTGGATGGATATGCTCGCCTGGGGCAGATGCGCAGATCACAGCCTGCGCATCGAGGACTTTGCCGATCAGGAATGCGTCATGGCTCTCGATCTTGCGAGCAAGGTTGACCTTGCCGTGCGGATCCGCCTGTTCCAGCGAAAGATCGATGGCGAGACACATTATTACGTCTTTGCGCATTTCTATCTGCCGCAGCGGCAGGTCGATGAATCAGGGAATGCGCAATACCAGGGTTGGGTGATCGAAGGGCGCATTACGGCGACGGCCGGCGACGTTATCGATTTCGATAATATCGAGGCAGATATTCAAAGCGATGTCAGCGTCTTCGATGTGCGTGCTGTGGCCTATGATCCATGGCAGGCGACCCAGTTATCCCAGCGTATGACTGAACGAGATGTGCCGATGCAGGAGTATCGGCAGACGGTGCAGAACTTTTCAGAGCCGATGAAGGAGCTGGAGGCGTTGGTCCTGTCAGGGCGACTGCATCATGACGGCGATCCTGTCCTAGCGTGGTGCATGTCCAACGTCGTCTGCCACACGGACGCGAAGGATAATGTCTATCCGCGCAAGGAGCGGGTGGAAAACAAGATCGATGGTGCTGTTGCTCTGATCATGGCGATTGGGATGGCTACGGTGCCGTCTGACTTCGAAGAATTTGTCTATGAAGGGATGTAAAAATGGGTCTCCTGGACTTCCTGCGTGGGTCTGGTGTGTCAACGCCGGTCCATGCGCGCCAGGAGCCTCGGCTTTCGGCTGAAAGCGGCATTTCCAGCCCGGATAATGCGTTTCAGTCGGGCGGTCCGTGGATTTCGTTTCCGATGGGTGGTCCATCTAAATCAGGCATCATGGTCAATGAGCGAACGACCATGTCTCTGCCGGCCGTCATGCAGGCGCTGCGGATCCTGACGGGCGTTTTCGCCATGGTGCCGATGTATTACTGCCGGAAGGATGGAACCGGTACGCATCGCCTGGAGGGTGATCCGCTCTATTCTCTGATGAATGAACGGCCGAACGAGGCCCAAAGTTATTATGATTTCCGGGAAATCCTTCTCGGTGATGTCCTGATGACCGGCAATTTTTACGCCTACGTCTCTCGGGACGCCCTCATGAGGCCGTCCGTTCTGACGAGGCTGGATCCGTTTGGATGTCAGCCCCTCCAGACTTTTGACCGGGTTTCTGGTCAGCAGATGTTTTATGACGCCACCCTGCCGGACGGCTCCAGCGGCCGGTTCCCGGCACGCGACATCTGGCATGTCAGGGGCATGGGGCGAAACGGGTTGCAGGGGCTAAATCCGATTGCCTTCATGAAAGAGGCCTTCGGGGAAAATCTGGCGACAGCGTCTTTCGTCCAGAATTACTGGCGGAATAATGCCCAGCCACCGACGATCCTGTCGACGGACAAGCCCGTGAAGCCTGACGAACGGCAGGCGATCAAGGATGACTGGAAATCGCGCTTCTCTGGCGTGGAAAATGCCGGTGAAACTGCGGTTCTGAGTAACGGCCTCAAACCGATTTACATGCCGGTCAATAACAAGGACGGACAGCTTGTCGAAACCAGAACCATGCAGGTTCTGGACGTTGCCCGTGCCTGGGGCGTTCCGCCGCATCTGCTGTTCGAGCTGTCCAAGGCGACGTTCGGCAATATCGAACAACAGTCCCTTGAATTCGTAATCTACCACTTGGGACCGCATTTCAGCCGGGTGGCAGCCAGCGCAGCCCATGCCTTTGCGGCAAGCGGCTGCACGTTCGTTCATGACCCGTCCGATCTGGTGAAGGGTGGTTTCCTCGATCGTGCTCAGGGCATCGCCGCGCTGCGCAATGGCGGCGTCATGAGCACCGATGAAGGTCGGGCCGAATTCGGCCTTAACCCGGTCGGCGGCGATGCTGGTGGCGAGATCTGGCGTCCGATCAATATGGGCGTCAGCGGACAGCCAAGCCCGGATCCTGCAACAGGAAACTGACATGACAAGACACTATGCGCTGGATGCCATCAGGGCGATGCCCTGGGCCATCCAGCCGGAATGGCTGGCCGCGATCGAGGCGGTGGCAGAGCGGACAATGCTGTCTCCTGAGCTGGAGAAGCTGAGGGAAAACAGCAACGCGGCCCGATATCAGGGCGTGATGGCTGCAATCTCCGGCAGCGGTTCGCCTTTGCAGGGCGCGAAGACTGCGACAGTCAGCAACGGCGTGGCCATGATCCCCGTTATGGGGCCAATCATGCCCTACGCGAACCTGATGGCGGATATCTGCGGGTTTACCACGCTGGAAACCTTCGCATCCGACCTTCAGGTGGCGGCGTCCAGCCCGGCTGTCAGCCAGATCCTTCTGGTGATGGACAGCCCAGGCGGTGCGACCGTGCAGCTGAGTGACGTGGCGGGGCAGATCGCAGCTCTGGCGAAACCCGTGACGGTATTCGTCACTGGTACGGCTGCCTCGGCAGCTTACTGGCTCGCCAGTCAGGCCGATGAAATCATCATGGACAGTCTGGCTGTTGCGGGTTCGATCGGCATTGTGTGCTCGACCTCAACGCAGGTTGGGCCGGATGCCAATGGCCGCCAGAGCGTCGATATCGTCAGTTCCAACGCGCCGAACAAGCGTCTGGACCCGTCATCGGACGACGGACAGGCGCAGATCCGCGCTGTTCTGGACGATATGGAGGCTATTTTCATGGCGGATGTCGCGCGTGGCCGCAAAACCACGGTCGCGAACGTCCAACAGAATTTCGGTCAGGGCGGCATGAAGTCGGCGAAAAGTGCCGTTTCAGCCGGCATGGCCGATGGAACCGGAACGCTGAGCGGGACAGTTTCCCGTCTCGGTGCCGGTAAAACCCCGAAAATCACAGGAAAACCGGCTCCAAGACGGACTGCTGCCATGCAGGACCTGGATATGCGCCGGCTTCGAGCACAGGAAGGCTAAAATGGCTGATCGCATCACGACCCTTCGCGCCCGCCAGGGTGAAGTCCACGCGGAGATGGAAACTGTTATCAATACGGCTGCTGCGGATGGCGACCGTGAACTAACGGCCGAAGAAACGGCCCGATATGACGCGCTGCGAGCCGAAGATGACCGACTGACGGCAAATATCGCTCGCGAAGTCGATATGGAGCATCGTCGCGCATCTGCTGCGCGCCCGATTGCCACGTTGCCGGCTGCGCAGCGCGGATCTGGTGCCACCGTACCGGCCCAGGCGGCTGAAAAGCTTCAGCCCGGTGTGAAATTCTCCCGTTTCGTGCAGGCTGTTGCAGCCACGCGCGGACAGGGCGGTCTGCGCGCTGTTGCAGACTTCTCGGAAAAGACCTGGGGCACGGCCTTTGCGATCGAGGCCGCTGATAACATGCAGGAATCGGTCGATGTTCAGGGTGGCTTTCTGGTCAACCAGGACTATTCCACCGACCTGATCGATGCACTCCGCCCTTCTGTGGCAGTTCGTCGTATGGGGGCGGTTTCTGTGCCGATGCCGAACGGCAATCTGTCCACACGGAAACAAACCTCCACGTCAAATGCGACATGGGTCGGTGAGCGAGCAGCAATTCCGACCAGCGCTCCGGGCGTGGATATGGTCAAGATGTCGGCAAAAAAGCTAGCCGCTCTGGTGCCAATTTCCAATGATCTTCTGCGCTACAATTCGGTGCAGACTGATGAACTGGTCCGTAATGATGTCGTGCGGGAAGTCGGAATTGCGGAAGATCAGCAGTTTATTCGTGGGCAGGGATCGGCATACGCCCCATCGGGACTGCGCTATCTGGCGGCTGCGGGAAATATTATCTCTGCCAATGCGACCTTATCGGTGCAGAACGTACGAAACGATCTTTCGTCACTGCGTCTGGGTCTATCGCGGAAGAATGTCCCGATGTCGCGCTGTGGCTATATCATCAGCCCTACCGTGGCGGAATTTCTGGAGCAGCTTCAGACTGCTACGGGAGCTTTGGCCTTCCCTGAAATTTCGAGTGGAAGGATTGGTGCATACCCCTTCACGACCACGACTTCGGTTCCTGACAATCTGGGGACGGCCGGCAATCAGACCGAAATCTATTTCGTCGATTTTGCGCAGATCATGGTTGGCGACGCTCTCCAGACAACATTGGCTGTCAGTACGGAGGCATCCTATGTCGATAATGCAGGTGTAACACGATCCGCATTTCAAAATGATGAAACGCTGGTTCGAGTGATCGAAGCGGTTGATCTTAATACCCGTTATGATGCGGCAATTTCCGTTCTTACGGCGGCAAGCTGGTTCCCCGGCGCAGTTGCAGGACAGTAATCCATGAAGCGAGTGACTTTTACTGCCCGGTGCTCTGGCGTCGGATCCGTCTATAATCCCGGTGACGTCGCGGTTTTTCCGGATGGGGTCGCGGATGATATCGTTGCGTCCAAGAAAGGAACTGCTGAAGTTATTCCGGTCAAGGCTCCAGCCAAGGCGGCAGCTTCCGCAGGAGCATCTGGTGAGGATGGCGGGAAAGACCTGCTCTCGGGCGCAGACCCCGCCAAAACGCCTGAAAACGGCAAATCCTGACGGTCTCCTAGCGGAGGCCGTTTTTGTTTGGGGGTGATACATGACTGTTGTCGTAACGGCACCAGCAGAAAGCACCGACCTGGTATCTCTGGAGAGTGCTGTTGCATATCTCCAGATTTCTGGCGCCGATCAGATGCAGGGGCTTGCGGATTTGATCTCCAGAGCCTCTGCCGCCTGTGTTTCCTATCTCCAGCGTCCGCTGGCTCTTCAGGAATATCGGGAACGAATTCGCGTGCGTGGTCGAATGACAGCAATCAACCTTTCTATTGGTCCTATCGCGGCTATCCGATCCATAAGCGTGGGGGGAAAAGCGCTTACATCCTTGGATGAACTGTCGATAGATCGAGACAAATCCCGGATTGAGGATGTCCTCTCAGTCGGTGGGATCTGTGGTGTGCATCACCACGGATATGACGTCGAAGTCATGTATGTGGCAGGCTTTCTTTTGCCGGGCATGAATGCGCCAGAGGCGAATGACTCTGACGTTCTTCCCATGGCAGCGACGCCTTTGCCTGACGACGTGGCAGGCGGTTGTCTGGGAACAATCCAGCTGCTGCGCTGTGGTCAGGGGCGTGATCCGCTCTTGAAAACGGAAAGTGTCCAAGGTGTCGGGTCAACAACCTGGCAGAGTATGGATCCTGGCGTTGGGGCGCTCGCTCCAGATGCTGTCGCTGCACTTGATCGCTTGTCTTTAGCGGCGGATTGGATGGCCTGATGGGGCAAATCTCAGAAAGCAGGCGGCGGCAGATCCGGCACAAGGGGCGGATGATGACCTTGTCCCGCGTCAACGGAAATCCTGTTTCCCTGATCGCCTACTCGGCTCCACCAGCTACGGCAGCGCTGGAGGCTGGCGTCTCAGTCATGCCCTTTGTGGCCGAAACCCTGAACGACGAGCTGGCGGCAGCGGGTTACGGACAGCCCCGGAATGCTGACATCCTGACGGATGGCGGTCGTCAATACGCGCTGACAGACGCCACGCCCGTCTATGACGGCAGCATGCTCTGCGGCTGGAAACTCTTTGCAGCAGGTGGAACATGACCTCACCCGTCGTGTGGCAGGATGCCTTTGATCGCGCCACGGCCGCCGCCACGCCGCTGGGATTGGGGGTCAAAGATGCGCTTGCGCAGGATCTTGATACGAACACCGGACCATGGATCTATTTCGAGACGGCCAGTGCCTCTGCTGGCCGCATGGGCGTAGGCGAGATCGTCGACGAAGAAACCGGCCAGATCTGGCTGCACCTGATGGTCCGGCGCGGGACAGGTGCGATCGACGCGATTACGAAACGCAAGGCGCTGTCCGTCGCGTTTCG